CAAGTGAACGAGATAATCGGTAAGGGTGTAGAGGTCGACTTGACTCTGGTCTACATGCGTTCGGCAGATGCCTGTAACGCGGCTGCACATGAATTGAGGATTAGAAGGTGAAGCTTGAAATTGATTTGAGTACCTCAGTGAAAGCGAGCTGGGACTCTGAAAACGGATTGATGAAGATTTCGCACGTGCCGACGGACACAAATCTCGTCCTAACTCCAGCAGAGCAGGTGCGACTGATAACTCTGGTGGAAACCATAGTGGAGAAGGATCTCCCCATTGGCAAAAGGACTTGAGTCAATCACTTGTAGTCCCTGCGTAGGTAGGCATACTACATGGGCGGCGCAGCTGTAGCGGCAGCGTCCACCTAACAGAAGGAGTGGAACGATGAAACAGTACATGATACATGGGATTAACGATTACAAGCACCAAGCCCAAGAATACGAAATGGCCCAGCTGCTCGACCGAGTGGGTCACAAATGGCCAGCAGAAGGAATGCCGGCGCGCATGGTACGCGGAATTGAAGTGCCAAAGCCGGGCGAGATCAACGTAGCCATGATTGAGATCAAGGTGTGGGTGACCCCGCAGCGCAGCAGCAACTCTCGCGAAATGTCCCGCAGCACCCACCGCGTGAAGTGCGAATGCCCCGGTTGCGGTAAGGAATTCTCAGCAGGCCGTCTGGGACAGCATCTCTGCAAGGGGGCATGATGGCCAACAAATGGAACGCCGCGAAAGCGGAACAGGACGAAATGCTCTTGGTGCATGCTGAACTTCCCCAACTGGCCAGTGATCTTGCGGACGCCTGGGAAACGTTCATGCTACTCGGTGAACCGAATATCAAGGGATACGTCAGGCACATACATCTGTACTGTCAGCTGCCGCTGCAGTTCTGGGGTGACACATGAAACACGCGAAGAATTACAAGCAGTGGCTGATTGTGGACGCGCGACGGCACTTGGGCCTCTGCGCGATTTACCGAAAGTTCGGCAACGACGCCATGTGGAAGCGTCACATGGTGTATGCACAGACTGCTCGGCGACTGGCGGGGGTACTATGATAATCATAGGTCAGGATTCTCTCGGTGGGTGGTATCTCGTAGACACGGACGCTGGATTCTTAACCAGCGCCCCGACTCGACGAGGTGTTCTGTGGAATTACGAATGGCACGGAGTAGAGCTATGAAACGGATAATCATTGTCGTAAGCTTGTTGTCGTTGAATGGCTGCGCGCTGACCAACCATTGCGACTCGAGGTCGATTCGGCTGGAGTACGAACACGTATCTCATCCGTTTGCCGGACCTCCATTTGGACCAGTGAATGAAGAAGAATGGCTGGACCACGCAGGGCCTGTTGGACGATGTCAGGTGGGTAAAGGGTATGTTGAAGGGACTCTCGGATATAAGCTGAATGACGGGGGACTGGATGGACCAAAGATAACGGGAGGAATTCGCGTGGGAGTGGAACTGTGGAGTCGTTGATGCTGTGGCTGGGAGTCGTGAGCATATTGGAAGTGCTCTTCGTGATATGGTGTGCACTGTATCGCGCGGAGCAGATTCCCTTACCGGGAGAAGAGGAGGCGATGTAGGGGGTGTAGGGGGCATGTTGGGGGATGAGTTTATATACAGCCCTACACCGCGAACTTGTTGTTTTATAAGCAGATCTTACCCTTTGTAGGGGGTGTAGGGGGTAAAAATCATACATTATACATATTCTGAGTTACAGATCGTATAATGCATATTGGGTAGTGGTAAGGTAGTGCCCCCTACACCCCTACACCCCCTACAGTTCCCAATGTCAAATGGGCATACGACCGGCTACGACCGGCTACGACCGCCATTTACAGGGTGTTTGGGGTCCGAGGAGAGAATTATCCCCCATGTGTATAGTCCCCCAATCGAACTATTCGAATTCCACAAGGTGGATCTTCCCCATTTCCGATCCGAGCGCGGACAATCAGATCGATTTCACTATCTTGGGATCATCCAATCTTCTGATCTGATATCAGATCGGAGATACCGATCAGTATATCTGACTACCAACTGGTAGGAGGATCTACCCGTCGGTAGATCTAGCTACTGGCCGGTAGCTGCATCCGCCTAGCACACCGCTGCGCTATCTGCAATACGTATATCGGGCAACAAAAAATGTTTGCATTTCCGCACGGCGCGCGTACTATAGGTACATGCCTTACACACGTAGGGCAGCCACCTGCGGGGTTTGCCGCAGGCCAACATAGGAAAATGCAACCATGGCAAAGCACAAGCACACCCAAGCACCCACCCAGGCGCCCGCACAGCCCGCACAGGCCACGCCGCCAGCACCCGCCACGCCGGTAAGCGCAGCACCCACCAACGCCGCCTTGGCCGTTGTGTACACGGTGGGCAAGGCTTATAACGTGCGCAACGGTACCGCGCAGGACAACGCCCGCAGTTGGGATGCGCTGCAAAAAGTTCTAACGGCGGGCAACGGCCAAGCCACACGGGCGGATTTGGAAGCTGCGGTAACCCCGTTTAACCATAAGCCTTTCGTGCAGTACGCCATTAGGCGCGGCTGGCTTGCCGAAGTTAAGGCCACGGCGGCCGCCTAACGCAACGCCAGCGCAATACGTACAGCCCGCACTTGCAGAAGTGCGGGCTTTTTGTTATGCGCGTGCGAGATAGTATACGATATACGGTATACGATGTACGGAATATCGTATACGAAAAGGCCCCCCCGGGGACATTCTGAAAATAGGAACGTCGGAGGACTTAGAGGACCCACGAGAGAATTTTTATGTCTGAGCTTGGATCAAAGTCCGAGAGCCCAACGTAGCGAGCTGTCGAGTATCCACAGTAGAAAACTGAGCACCGCAGTAAACGCGGCACAGACGATGAGTGTAAATCCGAGAGCCTTTACCCACCACAACATTTCCCCACCCTCCGTAAAAGAGCCATCCCTGGCCATTCACTCCACTACGCTACCACCCTCTCCTCACCCCACTGTATCTACTCTATTTTTCGCCCACCGTTTCATCCTGAGCGCTGCGCTAGTCGACACTCCCAGGGCACTGGCGATTACGGGCCCGGTTTTATCCATCATTTGTAGCTCCACCGCTCGTCGCCACAGTTTTTCCATGTAGATGTCATGGTTTTTCCTGCGAGTTTCCGCTATTTTTCTATGATTTTCCTTCCGCTGCGCCTCCGTCAGTACCAGGTTTTTCCGGGAATTGGGGTGCCCCCCAGGCGCGTGACGATTAATTTGCATTGCCCTTACCTCCACCCATCCCTGAACCAAGTTTGGACGCAAGAGTCGCCGCGCGTTCCTTCAGGATAGCCGCGAGCGCTCCCATCGCCGACACTTCAAAGAGGTCCGCGAGGATGACGTTGTGATTCTCCTTGAACTCTGCGGAAAGATACGATGCGAGAGCATGCATTCGGGAATTGACCTCCATGTTCGACAGGATAGCCATCGACGCTCCCTTCTTGTCCGCATCGTTCTTCCCCCATATTAGAAGAAAATTGCCATCCGTGCCGATGATATTGAGAATCTCGGCCTCCAGCTCAAGCGATGACTTTCCCTCGAATGTGTTTAAATGATCCACTGTAGTGCCTCCACCCCGTCGGGGGTTACCTTGTACACGTTGTGAGCGCGACCGGATTCACCCAGCACGCGCTCACGTCGTACCAGCTGGATGAATTTCTTTTGAACGAGCTTATTGCACATGCCGTGGATGGCAGATGCTTCCAAATAGAGATCTACCTCAGTACGCGCCCGCAACTGACGCGTACTCATTTCCTTTTTGTGAGTCGACAAGATTGTTCTGAGTATCTCTTTTTCGCCATCCGTGGCATGTACAAAGAGACTCAACTGTATCCAGTGTTTCCTATGTACTCCCTTCGGCATACACCCCTCCTAGGTGTCAGCAATCGTCAAGTTCATGGGCAACGCCGTGCCATGGTGGTCCAGCAATTCCATGAAATTGCTGAGCACCTGATCACGGGTTTCGCGTGGCGTGAGCGCAAGCTGCGCGATCACCTCGCCAAAATCCTCGTTGAAGATTTTGCGCATGAGTACGTGATCGAACATGAGCGTATCGGCTGAGGGAATCTCAACCGGTTCGCCTCCTGCCACCTCGAAGGTGAGGTGATGAGCGACCAGAATATGGGTGTCCGGTCCAAACGCCTTGCGGAGCATGCGCTCGTAAAGGGCGTGGTTCTTGTGGTTACGGTCATTTTCGCTTACCAAGTAATCTTGCAACATTGATTTCCTCATCACGATAGATTGAAAGCAGCAGGTCCAGCATAAAGGAGTCCAGGTCGGGTTCCTCTATCTCTGGCTCGTCTTCCGTTAAGAATTCATTCACATCCCGGGGATTGATTATCAATCGCCACGGACCCTTTCCACACTTCGGGCAGTGGTGCGCCTTGTTGTAATCCTCCTGAGATAAATTTCGTACAGAATCAGGGTGTGCCCAAACATGACCACAGCCGCGCACCCTGGACAAATCTCCGCATCGGTGACTGTGACTCTTATCCATTACTTCACCCGATGCAGTATCCAGCGCTTCACCGTCGAAGTACCAACCTTGACCAGATTGGTTTGTCCAATGCTCTGCAAGAGGTAGGCATCCCCCGCAGCAACATAATCATCTGCTTCTATCAAAGCGGCTGGAACAACAATACGTATGTCACTCAGGCCATACGCTGATGATGGCTTCTTACCATCGTAGATTTCCCGAAGCAATTTGAGCTCAGGAATGATGGCTCGTAGCTCGTGCGGGTACGCTTTCTCCTTTTTAAGGATTTCGTCCAGGGTTTCAGCCCTCAGCTTTTCCATTTGACACCCCCAAGGTGTTATCCAGCACCAGCACGTTCGTGCCAATGACCGTGATGTCATCCTTCAGGGGTCGCATCACGTTTGTCACTACCAGGGAGCGCTTCATGCCCTCCTTGTCCGGTTGCATCGGTTTCAGTACCAGGAAGAAGTCCGCCTTCCCGTCCAGCTTCCGGGAGACTTCCTCCGCCATTTCGCGCAATGTGCTCACTTCCATCCTCCTTCCACTGTTTTAACACGCTAGGAATCAGCCCCACTTCAAAAGCCATTACAGCCAACTGCGCATTGCTCCTCAGGTGAAGCTTCTCCATGATACGGCCTCTGTATGTGCCGTAAGACTTTACTGCAATCCCCAAAACATCCGCAGTTTCATGCGGGTGCCAGCCGATAGCTATCGCTACGGCCACTTCCATTTCCCTCTTAGACAGGGTGTCGAAGGGATAGTGCTTTTCACTCCGCTCGTCCCTGTCCATTCTGTCTAGTCGCCTCATGTGCGCGACGTAATCTGTTTTCTTCATATTTCATTCCCAGATAAATCATGAACCCTTCCCACGCATGGTACGCTGCCCAGAACATCAGTAATGTCACCAAAAAGGTGAGCTCCCCGTAGCCCCACGCTATCTTGAAGCAGGCGGTAAGTAGCAGCGAATTGAGTACCACTGTGATGGTGAGGACAGCTCCATGTCTACGGCGTATTGTCATTATCTCCGCCAATCGCTGTTCCAGCGGTTCCATAGTCCCCTTCCCCATTACTGCCCGTTATGTGGGCAGTATAACCACAATCAACCAGACGACCTAGCGAATCATTTAATCGCGTTAAATGCTGCTTTGGCCGCTTCGATCTGTGCGCGTTGCTCCTTCAATCGCTTAACAACGCCTTCCAGCTTGGCTAGCACGGTGAGGGCTTCTTCCAACACTGCAAAATCGTCATCAGCAGCGACGTTAGCCGGCGCCTTGGCCAGGATGCGGTAACGTCCAAATGACACCTTTGCTACGAGTTTCTGGGCCTTGTAGTAAGATAGTGAGGAGTTAATCTCGTTGCGCTTAATGTCTGGTACTTCCTTGGCCACCTCTGGAAGTAATTCGTCAGCGTTAACTCCCTCTTCCCTGTCAAGTGCCTTTAGAGCTCTAAGAATGGCTTCCTTAACTGGCCGCCCTTTCTTCTTAGAAAGCTTCGCGGCAGCCACTGGTTCGGTAGAATCACCCACCACCTGAGAAACGACCAACTTTGGCTCTGGCAAGGGCTTGTCCTCTTTGATGGGGCTGTGGGCCGGAAGTCCCAGCCGCTTTAGATCGCTACGTAATTTTTCAAGGGCTCTAAAATCGCCGGGGGTGCCGCTCATGTAGATGAACTGCCCCGTGCGGTTAGTTATCTTGATGTGGTTTTTGGCGGTTGGTTCACTGGACCACCCCCAATCGCGGACTAGCTTGAGCAAAGACTTCCGGTCATGTGGAAGCTCACATGCTTTATGTTTCACACTACATTCTCCTTATTGGTGCGCCGCTACAGCGCACCATGTAAGTATATTGCCATGCACTTGCAAGAAACACAATGCTAGACCTATACTATGTAAATGAGCGAAAATAGCATAGTTCCTTTCATGACGAAAGAAGAGTTTGAGGCCATGAATCAAACTCTTGGAGCTCTAGCGGATGGCAATTCCAAAGTCACCAAGATTACTAAGCGTGAGTTCGCCAAGCAAAAAGTCATGGACGCATTCCATGACGCATTCGATCTTATCGGCGGAGTTCCGCGACTTGCTTACTGGGCGCATCAAAACCCTACCGAATTCTACAAGCTTTACGGTAAGATGCTCCCGGCCGGAGCCTCGATTGACGTCAACCATGACGGTCAAATTATCTTTAAGCACGTCCTTCCACCTTCAAAATTAGACGGAGATCAAAATGTCGGACTTAACGGGCAAAGTGAAGGCACTGATTGATTCAGTGCGAGGCAAGCTGACGAATTCTGAAGGAACGCCAAGCGGACGTCCTCTAGATCAACGTCGTCGTGGGTATCAACTATCTCAAGCGGAAGCTCGTGCACAGGGGCTACCTGAGAAATCCTATGAGGAATGGCTTTCGGAGCAAGCACCATGAATCCAGATCGTAAGATTACAGTAGGCGCAGGTGTCGGCGGACTCGTAGCCGTTCTCGTCTGGGCCTTAAAGGAATATACAGGAGTGACGATGTCGGCGGAGGCCGCCATTGGATTGTCCACTGCTCTTGTGTTCGTTGTTCAGTACTTCGTACCGAACAAGGAGACTCCAGATGCTTAAGGTCGCATTTTTGAGCGTCGTTTTACTCGTGGCTGGCTGTGCTGCACTAGGGGTACCGCCGGCCAACACCTTTAATAAGCGTGCTGTAGTGGCCAACGCAACGATAGAAGCTTCGGCGATTACCGTCAAACGCCTCTACGATGCGGGGAAGATCAGTGCTGAAGAATCGCGTGATCTGGTTGATAATCTCCAAGTAGCTGCCAGTACCGTAGACGGCGCGGTGGCAATCTACAAGGCAGATCCAACCGAAGCTAATACGCGACTTGAAGCCGTTATCCTGGGGCTGCAGACGCTTGAGGCGTATTTAAGGAGTAAGCAATGAACTCTAACATATTGATCATAACACAGCTTCTGTTGGAGTATGCATTAAAGATGCAGGAGGCATCCGCGCTACTCCAGAAGGCGGCGTTGGAAAATCGTGATGTCACGGATGATGAAGTAGTGCAATCTAAGCTCAAGCGCGACGCGGCCTTGGCATTAGCCGAGGCTATCGATCGTGCCTGAAATTCAGATTCGGTACGAGCCTCGTCATCACTTCGTACCGTTTCATAATCGCGAAACTCGTTTTGCCTGCATGGTGGCTCACCGCCGTGCAGGCAAGACGGTAGCGTGCGTGAACGAAGCCATCACGCGCGCCCTATATTCTCGCAAGCACCGTCCAAGGTATGCTTACATTGGCCCGTTGCTCAAGCAGGCTAAGAAAATCGCGTGGGAATATTTGAAGGAGTACACCCTTGGCTTCCAAGCGAAAAAACCGAGCGAAAGCGAGCTCACGGTCAAGCTCGCGCACAACAACGCGGAAATTTCCATCTACGGGGCGGACAACCCTGATGCTTTCCGTGGACAATATTTTGATGGAGTCATTCTTGACGAATATGGAGACATGGCTCCAAGCGTCTGGAGTAAAGTCCTCCTCCCAACGCTTGCAGATCGTCAGGGATGGGCTGTTTTTATTGGAACTCCAAAAGGGAAGAATCACTTTTATAAAATCTTTAGGCGAAGTCAGGGATTGGATCTCCCTGAGAACGCCCACGAGTACCTGACTAAACTTTCGTGGTACAACTTTATCTTGCGCGCCAGCGAGTCGGGGATTTTGTCCCACGACGAGCTTATGTTGCAGCGCTCGGAGCAGACAGAAGATGAGTATCAACAAGAATACGAATGCTCATTCGACGCGGCGGTGCTCGGCACCTACTACGCCCACATTGTCAGCCTCATTGAAGGACGGAATCAGGTACGTGAGGAAGTTACCTACGATCCTGAGTTCCCAGTTTACGTTGTCTTCGATTTGGGATTTACAGACTCCACCGCAGCGTGGTTTTGGCAAGAGAGGCCTGATGGTCTTGCTATTATTGACTACGAAGAAGCTTCGGGCAAGGCTCTCTCCTATTACTTCGACACACTGCGATCGAAAGGATACCGTTACGGTAAGATTTGGCTCCCTCACGATGCTCGAGCTAAGTCTCTCCAAACTGGAAGATCTACAGTTGAACAATTTCTGGCACAGGCGTTTCCTACCTTTGATGTGGGACAGTCTAAGCTTGTGGACATTGTGCCCAATCTCTCGCTACAGCATGGAATTGACGCCGCACGACTCATACTACCTTCTTGTCACTTTCATAAGACTAAGACCTTTAATGGAGTAGAGGCACTACGGGCATATCGCCGCAGATGGGATGAAGAGCTACGAGTATTTTCTGATAGTCCACTGCACGACTGGACTTCTCACGGTAGCGACGCTTTTAGGTACTTGGCATTAGTAAGCCGGGAGCGTATAGTTGCGCCTAAGTCTGAATCTAAGATCGACTTGAATCAACCTCCTCGCTTTACACTCGACGCCCTCTGGGAATCAACCAAACAATCCCTCCGTAGTAGGATGAGAGTCTAATGGGTATCGAACGAGCTTCCGAGTTTGAAGAAACTCCTGCCGGCTGGGCCGCACGCTGGGAGATGGAGTTTTCTGCTGCCGATAAATGGCATCGGAAGTGGCAGAAGCAGAGTAAGAAAGTAGTAGAACGTTATCTTGATGACCGGGAGAAAGATGATGTCGGAGACGTCAGTACTAAACTCAACATCTTCAACGCCAACATCACGACTCTGCAGTCCATGCTCTATGGACGCATGCCAAAAGTCGAAGTTGATCGACGTTTTGCAGACCAGGATGACGACATTGCACGAGTTGCTGGTCAAATCCTGCAACGGATACTCAACACTGACATTGAATCAGCGGGAGAGGATTATTCACACGTCCTCCGAACTTCGCTTGGCGATCGTCTCATTGCGGGACTCGGCACAGCGCGAGTAAAGTACGATTATGAGGAAGAGTCTACAGAAGTCCCTCCCCAAATCGATCCGGCCACCGGGCAAGAGCTGGCTCCCGGCTATACTGATATCCAAATCAAGGACGAATGGGTTGATACGGTCTACACGCACTGGACGGATGTCATTTGGTCCCCATGCCGTACCTATGCCGAAATGCGATGGCGCGCTTATCGTGCCTACCTTACGAGGGATGAGCTCATTACGCGCTTTGGCGAAGAGCTTGGCAAGCTTGTACCACTCAACTCCAAAGGCCCTACCTACGATAAGAACCGTGATTCTGCCCGAGAAAAGGAAGTCTGGGATCAGGCCGAGGTATGGGAAATCTGGGATAAAACGAACAAGAAGGTATTCTGGTTCGTAAAGGGATTTGAACAAATCCTCGACATGAAGGATGACCCCCTGGGGCTGGACGGCTTCTATCCGGAGCCACCGCCCATGATGTCGAATGTTACGTCTTCTAAGTATATACCGAAGGCTGACTATGTCATCGCGCAGGATTTATACGTACAGATCGACATCCTTGAAACCCGAATCTCCCTCCTCACCGCCGCGTGTAAGGCTGTCGGCGTGTACGATAAGGGAAATGACGGAATTCAACGAGTCTTCAATGAGGGTGTTGAGAACCAGCTCATCCCAGTGGATAATTGGGCCGCCTTCTCCGAGAAGGGCGGTCTCAAGGGAGTTGTGGACTGGATTCCAATTGAGGAAGTTGCGAACGTTATTAACATCCTCACTCAGAAACAGAATGACATGATCAATCAGCTGTACCAGATTACTGGTATGGCTGACATTCTGCGCGGTGCTGCAGCTGAAGGTGGAGTAAGTGCGACTGAACAGAAAATTAAGGCCAAGTTTGCCTCTATTCGTGTACAAGCGCTACAGGATGAGTTCGCTCGCTTCGCCAGCGACCTCCAGCGTCTCAAGGCTGAGATTATCGCGAAACACTATCAGCCTTATTGTATCCTTCAACAGTCGAACATTGAGTCGACTCCCGACGCGCAGCTGGCACAGCAGGCGATCGAGCTCATTAAGAACCCTAACGTTTCCCGATGGAAGATTCAGGTCAAGCCGGAAACGTTGGCGATGGTGGACTACGCCCAGCTCAAGCAAGACCGGGTGGAGTACATCACTGCCCTTTCGACCTTTCTACAATCTGCGGGGCCGCTGATTGAGATGGACAAGGGAGCCGCTCCTTTCCTCATGCAACTCATGAAGTGGGGCTTGGCGGGCTTCAAAGGATCCAACGAAATTGAAGGCGTCGTTGATCAGGCAATCGCAGCTGTTGAGCAGAAACTGAAGGATCCTCAGCAACAGCAGCAACAGGACCCCGAGCAGATTAAGGCTCAGGCCGAAATACAGAAAGCGCAAATCCAAATGCAGAAAGCGCAGATGGACATGCAGCGTGACCAGCAGAAATTTCAGTTCGAAATGCAGCAGATGAAGGCTGAATTCAACTTTAAGATGATTGAAATGCAGACCAAGCATCAGCTTGAGATGCAGAAGTTACAGGCTGGCGTGATTGCTGAACGGGAACGCCAAGAAACTCAGACAGAAGCAAATTCAACCGAGGCCATTATCAATGCCGCTGCGAAGAAGGTGGAGATGGAATCCAGACCTAAACCAACTGGTGGAGGTGGATCTAAACGATCATCAAAGCCCAAGGGTTCATGAGGTAATTAAGGACATTGAGCCCTTTAAGTCCCCGGTCGACGGCTCTGTCATCATTGGTCGAAGATCGTTGCGTGAACACAACAAGCGCAACAATGTGACCAATGCTGCAGATTTCACTGAAACGTGGACTAAGGCTGAGAAGGAGCGTGCACGACTCTACAGCGGTGACACATCGTTTGATCGTAAAAATCGTATTGAGGCATTGAAACACGCTTTTGAAAAGCACAGGAGAACGAAATGAGTGCAGAAGAGAAAGAAGTTATCGATAGTGTACGAGATGATTTGGAGGCGGCCTTTGAGCAACATGAAGCGAGGGGACAGGCAGCGGACTCCCAGGAGCCCATTCGGCCTGCCTCCGAAGAACCCAAACAGGAATCCGCCCCCGCCGCCGAAGCTGCCCCCACAGAAGGAAGAGATGATCGTGGCCGATTTAAGGCAAAGGATGGATCTCAACCTGAGGGCGCTCAAAAGGCCGACCCTAAAGCTCCTCAAGCAATTCAGCCAGAAGGGCAGGACCAGCAACAGCAGAACCAGCAGCAAGCCGAACCGCTGACTGCTCCGGCCGGCTGGAAGGCTGGTCCACGTGAGATGTGGGATAAGATCCCACGTGCGGCACAGGAGGAAATCCATCGCCGTGAGAAGGAGACTGCACAGACTCTTCGACAGTCTTCACAGGCACGCCAGCTGGCAAATGAATTCCAGCAGGTGGTCAATCCGTACATGCATTTCATTCAGGCTCAGAACAGCACTCCACTTCGTGCTGTGCAGAACCTGATGCAGACTGCTGCTGGGTTGACAGTCGGGTCGGCTGTGCAGAAGGCGCAGATTGTCCGTGAAATCATTCAGAATTACGGAATTGACATCAACACCTTAGATCAGGTGTTGTCAGGACAGCCAGTTCAACAGCAGGTTCAAGGGCCACAGAACCAGGGTCCTCCGCCGTGGGCTGCTCCTATCTTTCAGTTCATGCAGGGAGTACAGC